CTTCGAGTTTGTCGAAATCAGCGTCGAAGTCTTTCGCATCCGCTAACCATGTTTTGAAGTCTTCGTTGTGGTTAACGAATTGCGCCAATGCGTTGTCGAAGTATGTCATTGTGAGATTCCCCTTTATGCCACCATCTTCAGGTTGATCAATTGTCTTTCCATCTTCTTACCGTGCGCCACATAGCACACTACCGAAGTCTTTTTGTCCCAACACGCGCGACAATCACCACATTTGCCGTCGCGTTCGTATGCTTCGCAAATAGTTGCGCCTTTTGGCGCGTCTTGTGGTGTTGGTGCAATTGTTGACGTTGTCGCACCGTCGATTGTTGTCCCGTCGATAGCATCCGAAGACAAACGCACAACAACGTTTTGCAGCGATTCCATTTGTTGAAGAACACCGGCAAACTTTGGATATTTGTACATTCTTGTTGGTAACCAATGACGCACCCACGGTGTTTGCGTCATAACTTCGAGAATCTTCCGCGCTAATCGAACATCGTACATATCCCCACTGTCGAACCACCGGAAATATCTATCGTTGTCCAATTCTTTCACCATATCGGAAATCCATTCGCTGCGCTTCCAATCTTCTTTATTGTGCTCGCGTGGTGCTTTCACATTGGGGAAATTGTAATTCCCAGTTGTGGCATAGCAACCGGCACAAGCAGGAACAAGATCCCCGTTTGAGTCTTTCGAAGCCGGACAAGTTTCCAAAGCTTGGAGTGACCAACTACGACATGGCATCTTTGAAGCTTTCGACAATTTGATCATTTCTAACATTCCTCGTTGTATCGTTGTTTGAATACTACCGACAATTCTTTGTCTTGTAAACAGTCTTCGACGTTGTTCAGATTTTGGATTCTATCCCACTCAACGTCGTAAACGTCCTTAGCTAGTTCTTTAATTTCTTCGATTTGGTTGTCATTGAGATCATCACACCAATCATCGAAGTCTACCGGATTATGGTCCCACATTGGACCGAAGTGGTACAGTCTATCCACCGCAAACTCTACCGATTGAATATGCGCGTTTAAGTTTTTCATTTTTTCTCACTCCATTTAACTAGTGCGTTGACGATATAAGCACAAAGACCGAAGAAACCATAGACAATTACTAGAACGGCTGCACCGTTGTCGATTCCAAACATTTGAGATTCAATCATTTTATTCCCCTTATTAGTTAAACACTGATTCAAGCTTTTTAATCTTTGGCATATCTTCTTGCCAAGCATCCTGAAACGCTTTCTTTGAACGCTCCGACATTGCCGATTGAATGTTAGAACGCATCAACCTTTTATACGCGAACAAGTTTCCGTTGTCCAAATGTGTGCGGGCAAATGCGATAAGTTTTGTGTTGTTCATTATGTAGTCCTCTTTAGTTGTTGGAGCCAGTATCGGACTAATGTGTCACGGTGTATATTATACTTTAGTCTAAACAGGTGGCTGCCACACTATCACACACTTTGTCAACTATTTAGTCCCGAATTACGCAAACTTTTTTAGACTTTTTAGTTCTAAACAGACTGATATAGTTGGCATAGTTCTTGCTTGGCGTTATGTTATAACATAACATAGACTAAAGTAGTATTGACATTGTGCGCCGCACCATAACCAGGGCAGACTATGTTGCACTGCACAAGCTGCCTTAGACTAATGTCTAACTTTACAGGCTGATTTAGTTGTGCTAGACTGAAGTGGGCCTGATTTAGTGACGGGGAAGGGGGTTTTGACTCCTTAAAATATTTGTAGTAGGCACTCAAGTTTGCAAAAGGACTAAATCAAACTAAATCAACCTACATAGTAACTAAATAATAACTAAATCAACTAAATCAACCCCTTACAAAACATACTTAAACAACTTCTAAGCTCTTGATTTAACTAAAAAAGTGTTTTGTCAAGTGATAAAGTCACATAAATTAAGAAAAGGCTTGACATTTGGCATAGTTTTTGCTAGAATACTGCTTCAACTGGATAAACATACAGTATTATGTCCGAAGAAGAAACAATACAGACTGAAATAGTCGAAGTAGCCCCTAAGCGTAAGCGTGGTAGACCTAAAAAGACCGATGTAGAGGCCAAGAAGAAAGGCAACAGAGGACTTCGAGGTAGACCACCTGGTGATGCTGCAAGAATTAATGAATTCAAAGCACGTCTTCTGGCTACATCAGGCGATAAAGTCATCAATAAAATAATACACATTGCACAGGATGATGAGCATCCAGGTCAGATGGCTGCATTGAAGATGTGTATGGATCGAATATTACCGTTGTCGTATTTTGAAAAAGATAAAACAACTGGTGGACGTAATGCAATCTCTATCACTATTACAGGTGTTGGAGGTGAAACCACAATTGTCGGTAATCAGGAAGAGAATGCAGGAGAGATCATCGATGTTACCCCAGAATCTGATTGAACAGATTAAAGAAGACTTAATCAAGCACGAAGGATACAAAGAAGAGATCTACTTATGCTCTGAAGGAATACCGACATTTGGTATTGGTCATGCTGTAAAGGCTGATGACCCTGAACACACTTGGCCTGTCGGTACACCGGTTGAAAAAGAACGTATCGACAATGCTTTTCAATCTGATGTAGAAGATGCAATAAACGATGTTGAAATTCTCTTTGGTGATCTTAGCAACTATTCCGATCAGTGTAATCGTGTCTTGGTTAACATGGCGTTTAATCTTGGCCGTACACGACTCGGTAAATTCAAAAACATGATTAAAGCTGTTACTGAAAATAATTACAGTGGTGCAGCCGATGAAATGGTAGACTCACGTTGGTATAACCAAGTGGGTAATCGAAGTGTTGAATTAGAGAACTGGATGCGTAACGCTTGAGTGATCTCAAGGTAGAGTTTCTACCGTGGCAACAAGAAGTTTATTCATCACCAGAACGCTTTAAAGTTGTTGCAGCAGGACGGCGTTGTGGTAAATCACGTCTGGCTGCTTGGATGTTAATCCTGAATGCACTGCAGTCTGATCGTGGTCATGTGTTCTATGTTGCGCCGACTCAAGGACAGGCTCGTGATATTATGTGGGGTGTGTTAGAAGAACTCGCGCATCCCATCATCACGAACAAACACGTCAACAATATGCAAATCAAGTTGATCAATGGATCGACAATCTCGCTGAAAGGCTCTGACAGACCGGATACAATGCGTGGTGTGTCTTTAAAGTTCTTGGTGCTTGATGAATATGCCGATATGAAACCATCGGTATGGGAAGAGGTACTTCGTCCCGCTCTGGCGGATCAGAAGGGTCATGCATTATTTATCGGTACACCAAAGGGAAGGAACCACTTCTACGAGCTATACAAGTACGCTGAACTTGCAAATGACGATACCTACCGTTCTTGGCACTTTACATCCTATGACAATCCGTTGTTAGACCCTGAAGAGATCGATGTTGCCAAAAAGTCAATGTCATCATACGCATTCCGTCAGGAATTTATGGCGAGCTTTGAAGCTCTCGGAAGTGAAATCTTTAAAGAAGACTGGGTACAGTTTAGTGATGAAGAACCGGATATCGGAGACTATTTCATTGCTATCGACTTGGCAGGGTTTGAGGAAGCCGGTAAGAAGAATAAAAGTAAACGACTGGACTCGACAGCGATTGCAATTGTTAAAGTCTCTGAACATGGTTGGTGGGTTGCCGATATTATCAGTGGGCGTTGGACCTTTGAACAGACTGCAAACAAGATATTTGAAGCAGTAAAACACTATGACCCTATCTCAGTAGGAATTGAAAAAGGGATTGCACGACAGGCAATCATGTCACCTCTAACAGACCTAATGAGGCAACGTAGTCGTTTCTTTAGAGTGGAGGAGTTGACACACGGTAATAAAAAGAAGATCGACAGGATTGTTGCAGCTTTACAAGGACGCTTTGAGCATGGCACAATCACATTAAACGAAGGGGCTTGGAATACTGAGTTCCTGGATCAGTTATTTCAGTTTCCGAATGTACTTGTTCATGACGATATGATTGACGCATTGGCTTACATTGATCAGTTAGCTAACGTCAGTTACCACTATGATTATGAAGAAGACGACTTCGAAATGCTAGACCCTGTATCGGGTTATTAAGGAGAAGCAATGCAAGACTACGAAGGACTCTACCAGTCCGACATCGCAGGGTACATCATGTCAAAGTGTGAGCAATGGCGTGATCATTACGATACAAACTACGCTGAACGCTTTGATGAGTATTATCGTCTGTGGCGTGGGATGTGGGCTGCAGAAGACTCATTACGTCATTCTGAAAGATCACGATTAATCTCACCGGCATTACAACAGGCTGTTGAGTCTTCAGTTGCTGAAGTCGAAGAAGCAACGTTTGGACGTGGACGGTTCTTCGATATTCGTGATGACTTGGTTGATCAGAATCCAACAGACATTGTTCGGTTACGTAATCAATTAGAAGAAGACTTTTCACGAACAAAGATACGACAGGCTGTTGCAGAATGTATCTTAAACTCTGCAGTCTTTGGTACTGGTATCGCTGAGTTAGTCATCGAAGAGATCAAAGAAATGTCACCGGCAACTCGTCCAGTGATGGATGGCGCAATGACAGCAGTGGGTGTCGAAACCCGTGATCGTTTTGTTGTCAAAGTTAAACCAATCCTTCCACAGAACTTCTTAATTGATCCAGTTGCTGCAAGTATTGATGATGCACTTGGTGTGGCTATCGATGAGTTTGTTCCACGTCATCAGGTTGAAGAACTGATTGAACAGGGTGTATATGACGATGTAGTTCTTGAAGCTGCATACCCTGATTCAGACCTTGAACCGGATCAGGAACTGACAGTATACAATGACGATAAGATTCGGTTGACAAAGTATTACGGTAAAATTCCAACATACTTGTTTAACGAAGCCATGCAAGAAGACTTAGGTGATGATCTTGAGATTGCTGAGTTATTGGAAGAGCCTGAAGAAGAAGCAACAGGGTATATCGAAGTTGTTGCTGTGATTGCAAATGGCGGTCAACTACTTAAGGTTGAAGCGAACCCTTACATGATGCAGGATCGTCCTGTCATCGGGTTCTCTTGGGATGTTGTTCCAGGTCGTTTCTGGGGCCGTGGTGTTTGTGAGAAGGGTTATAACTCACAGAAAGCACTTGACACAGAACTAAGAGCGCGTATCGATGCGTTGGCACTCACTATCCATCCAATGCTTGCTGTGGACGCTACACGGCTTCCCCGTGGTATGAAGTTGGATGTTCGTCCAGGTAAAACAATCTTGACTAACGGTAACCCTCAAGAAATCCTACAACCGTTTAACTTCGGTGGGGTCAATCAAATAACATTTTCTCAGGGTGCTGAATTACAGAAGATGGTTCAACAGGCAACTGGTGCAGTTGATTCAGCCGGTATGCAGGGTGTTGTGAATGGTGAAGCCACTGCAGCAGGGATATCGATGGGTCTTGGTGCGATTATTAAACGTCACAAGCGTACATTGATTAACTTCCAAGAATCTTTCTTGTTACCGATGATTGAGAAGTCTGCTTGGCGTTATATGCAGTTTGCACCGGAATTGTATCCTGTACAAGACTTCAAGTTTATTCCAACAAGCTCACTTGGAATCATCGCACGTGAATACGAGGTGACACAGCTTGTGCAGTTGTTGCAGACAATGGACAAGCAATCACCGATGTATCCACAATTGTTGGAAGCGATTATTGACCACATGAATATCAGTAATCGTGAAGAGTTAATTAATACTCTACGTCAGTCTTCACAGCCTAAACCAGAAGAGACACAGGTTAAACAAGCTGCACAACAAGCTCAGATGGCAATGCAACAGGCTCAGACACAGGCGTTTGCGTCACAGGCTGCAGAGTCTCAGGCAAGAGCACAGAAGATTACCTCAGACATTGAATTAGCTCGTTACGAAGCTGAAACAGGTCGCTTAAAAGTTCTAAGTAGTAATCTGGAACAAGGTGATCAGGATGAAGTTGAGTTTCAACGCCGTGCTAAAGTGGCTGAATTGATTCTCAAAGAACGTGAATTAAACATCAAAGCATCACAAGGAGTGACAAATGCTGACCAAAACAGAATGGAACAACCTACTCAGCCAGATCAACAACAAGTTCGATCAACTGGAGAAGAAGGTGGACCTACTCCAACAGCAGTTCCAGGAGTCCCAGAAGCCTAAATCAACCACTCGAACTAAGAAAGTTGATGAAGACTCTTGACTTTTGGCACAATTTATGCTAGTATATTTACTATATAGTACAAAACACCATTAAGGAGAATGTTTTGTCGCAACAAGACGAAGAAAAATACTTCGAGGCGTACTTCGATATGTTTCTTCTTGATGGTTGGAAATCATTCATCGAGGAGATAAATGAAATTATCGATAATTACGACATCTCAGATATTACTGATGATATCGACTTGTATAAAAAACAAGGCGAGCTTCGAATGTTAAGACGGGTGGCAAACTTTGAAACAGGCATCCGTAACGCTTATGATCATTTCTTGGAAGGCTCTGATGCTACGGAGATTTGATTTTAAGTGTACAGAATGTAACCACATCGAAGAGCAATGGACTGATCACTTGGATCAATTCGCAACTTGCTTGGAATGTGGACATACCGCACAGCGGATAATTTCCCCAGTCTCTACGAAATTTGAAGGCGTTGGTTGGCCCGACGCTGATGATAAGTGGGCAAGAGATCACGAGAAAGCCGCTCAGAAACGATATCCATAATGCTAGTTTAGCACGGAGTTTAAAATATGGCAAAAATTATTGATCAGCGCGAAGATGAGGAATTAGAACTCGACGATAACGAAGAAATACAGAACTTCGAAGAGCCTACCGAGGAAACTCAAGAAGAAACTGTAGAGGCTTCAGAACCTGTTGAAGATGAAATACCGGACAAATACAGAGGTAAAGACCTTAAAGATATTGTCCAGATGCATCAAGAAGCTGAAAAGCTTTTAGGACGACAGAGTTCAGAAGTCGGTGAACTTCGAAAAATTGTTGATGACTTTGTCAAAGCACAACTGGCACAACAAGAACCCGCCCACGCTAGTACGACGACTTGGGATGAAGATATTGATTTCTTCGAAGATCCGAAAAAAGCCGTTGAAAGAGCTATTGCAAACCATCCAAAGATTAAAGAGGCTGAAACATTTACTCAACAGCTTCGAAAGTCTGAGGCACTTGCACAGTTAAAACTGCAGCATCCAGACTATGAACAAATTGTCCAAGACAAATCGTTTGTTGAATGGGTGACAAAATCAAAGATTCGAACTGAAATGCTTAAGAAAGCAGATCAGCAATTTGATTTTGATTCTGCTGATGAATTGCTGACATTGTGGAAAGAACGTCAAAATATTGTCTCTGAAGCTAAACAGAATGAAGAGACTTCACGTAAGAAACAAATGAAAGCAGCATCGACAGGAAACACTAAAGGTTCGGCTGAAGCTCCTTCACGTAAAGTATATCGTCGTGCTGATATTATTAAACTCATGCAAACTGACCCAGACCGGTATCAACAGCTTGCTCCTGAAATCAGGGAAGCGTATGCCGAGGGTCGTGTTCGATAACTTAAGGACTTTAAAATGGCTAAAGTAGCATTTCCTGGAGGCAGCACCTCCATTGTAAACAGCACGAATGCTGCAACGTTTATTCCAGAACTCTGGTCTGATGAAATTGTTGCTGCATACAAAAAGAACCTCGTTCTTGCAAACCTTGTCAACAAAATGTCAATGGTTGGTAAGAAAGGCGACACTCTCCACATTCCTAAGCCTACTCGTGGCTCTGCAACAGCAAAGGCTGCAAACACTGCAGTAACTATCCAAGCTGATACAGAAACTGAAGTACAGGTTGCTGTGGACAAGCACTACGAATATTCTCGTATGATCGAGGACATCGTAGACGTTCAGGCACTGGACTCAATGCGTCGTTTCTACACAGATGACGCAGGTTACGCATTGGCAACTCAGGTTGACGATGATCTGTTCACACTTGGTAAGTCATTCGGTGACGGCGACGGTTCTGATTGGACTCACTCAAATGTGTACTACGTTGATGCTGCTAACGGTATTGCAACCTACGCAGTAGATACTGTCGCTTCTGGTGACGACTTCTCTGACCTTGCATTCCGTGAGCTTATCAAGTTGATGGATGACCAAGACACGCCGATGGATGGACGTTTCCTTGTGATTCCTCCTTCAGCACGTCGTGACATCCTTGGTATTGATCGCTACAACTCATCAGACTTTGTCGATGGTCGTGGTATCAACACAGGTCTGATCGGCTCATTGTACGGTGTAGACATCTACGTTTCTTCTAACGTACCTGTCATCGAAACAGCGGCTGACAACACTGCAGGTGACGATGTCCGTGGTGCTATCTTGGCACACCGTGACACAATGGTGTTGGCAGAGCAAATGGCTGTTCGCTCACAGACTCAGTACAAGCAAGAATACCTTGCTGACCTCTTCACTGCAGATACTCTCTACGGTGTGAAGGAACTGCGTCCTGAAACTGGATTTGTCCTGGCTCTCCACGACGCATAATCCAACTGACAGAGTGGGGGCTTCGGCCCCTGCTTTGTTTTATCTATTGTATTCTTGAGGTTGATGAATGGCTTTATTTCGCGGAGCAGGTGGTAGCGGTGAAGCAACTGGTGGGGCAACCGTCAGTGCGGTAACCGAACAAGCGCAAATAGCGACTACCAAAGCCAATGAAGCATCAACATCGGCCTCTAATGCGGCATCATCCGCATCATCAGCGGCATCGTCCGCTACAACAGCAACGACAAAAGCCTCTGAAGCATCAACAAGTGCTACCAACGCCGCTAGCAGTGCTACATCAGCCTCTACATCGGCAACAGCGGCAAGCAATGCACAGACAGCTTCTGAGACTGCTCAGACTGCCGCAGAAACGGCTCAGACAGCCGCAGAGACTGCAGAGACCAATGCAAGCACAAGTGCCACGTCAGCGGCCTCTAGTGCAACCTCAGCATCAGCTTCTGCAACCACTGCAACTACTAAAGCATCTGAGGCATCCACTAGCGCAACCAATGCCGCTACCAGTGCAACCAATGCGGCAACTTCAGAGTCTAATGCAAGCACTAGCGCAATATCAGCGGCTACATCGGCTACAAACGCAAGCACATCAGAGACAAACGCCGCTAGCAGTGCAAGCAGTGCATCAACATCTGCAACTAGCGCAAGCACATCAGCAACCAATGCGGCTTCTTCAGCAACGAGTGCGGCATCATCAGCTACAGCGGCATCAACCTCTGAAAGCAATGCCGCTACTTCAGCGACTAATGCGGCTACGTCAGCAACCAATGCCGCTACTTCAGAGACTAATGCAAGCACCAGTGCCACTAATGCGGCGACTAGTGCTACCTCTGCAAGTAATGCTCAAACAGCGGCAGAGACTGCACAGACTGCCGCAGAGACAGCACAGGCGGCGGCTGAGGCGGCTCAAGAAGCCATTGATGGGTTTTTCTTAGGTACGGCTACATCCAACCCTACAGTGGATTTAAATGGTAGCCCAGTCACTGCAGGTGATTGGTACTTCAACACCACTGATAGCTCAACTCGTATCTATGATGGTAGTGCTTGGAACACAATTAATCCTGATCTTGTTGGTGACAGCACACCACAGCTAGGTGGTACTTTAGACGCTAATGGTAACACCATTGATATGGGAACAAATACAATAACCGACACAAAAGTCGGAAACTGGGACACAGCTTATGGTTGGGGCAATCACGCTTCAGCAGGTTATCTAACTTCAGCGTCTACTTTGAATGCTGACAACATTACAACTGGAACACTCGACGGAGGCACTTACTAATGAAAAAATGTAGTAAGTGTAATATTACAAAACCTTTAGATGCATTTAGAAAATCCGCTAAACAACCTTTAGGTGTTGGTACAATTTGTAAAGTATGTAGATCTATTCAAGATAAAGCGCATTATAATCTTAACAAAGAAAAAATATTGGCAAATAAAAAACAATGGCGAAAGCAAAATTTACATAAAATTGCAGAATACGCATCAAAACATAGAAGTGTTATTCTTAATGCTTCTGTTTCTTGGGCCGATAAATCTTATATTTCTGATTTGTATGCTAATTGTAAAGAAGCTGAGCAATTGTTTGCAGATGCAGGAATACAAATAAAATTTCATGTTGATCATATTGTTCCTTTAAAGCACAAGAAAGTATGTGGGCTACACGTTGAACATAATTTACAAATTTTAACTGCTGAAGAAAATCTTCGCAAATCGAACACATTTGAGGTAAAGTAAGATGGCAAGCACAATTAAACTTAAGAACGGTAGCGGAGCACCATTAGCTTCTGACTTAGTGCAAGGTGAACCCGCTCTTGATCTAACAAACAAGCGTTTATACACTGAAGACTCCGGTGGCACTGTTATTGAGGTGGGTACGAATCCGTCTTCATTGACTACAGGGAATATTACTACAACAGGTGCTGTTGATGTCACAGGTGACTTAGACGTTGACAACATCAACATCAACGGCAACACCATCTCCTCGACAGACACCAACGGGGATATCACCATTAGCCCCGACGGAACTGGTACTGTTGTAATTGACACAGATCTTGACGTTGACAACATCAACATCAACGGCAACACCATCTCTTCAACTGACACTAACGGTAACATTGCTATCACACCTAATGGCACTGGTGAAGTTGACATCAGCAAGGTTGATATTGATGGTGGTGCAATTGATGGTACAGTGATTGGCGGCACTACAACAGCCGCAGGTAGCTTTACAACACTACAGGCTGACACAAGTCTCAACGTCGATGGCACAGTCACAGCGGATGGGCTTGACATTACAACTGCAACGTCATCATCTGCCAAACTTGAAAATACAGGTGACAGTGGGACAACTTTCAACTTTGACGCTAACAGAACGAATGTAAATGGTTGGCTAGGCTCTAATGCATATAAGTGGGATGGTACGTTAGTTGCTCAGATTAGTGGTGCAACTGGTAGCGATACAACCAATAAAGACGATGGCACACTGTTTTTCTACACTGCTGAAGCAGGAACAATACTAACCCGACAAAAAATAGACTCAAACGGCGACATCTCCTTCTATGAAGACACTGGCACCACTGCAAAGTTCTTCTGGGATGCGAGTGCTGAGTCGTTGTTGGTTGGACGTACAAGCG